ATCAGTTTCTCTCACTTCGCCTGGGGTTAGTGTCAGCTCCATCACGCCTAGCGAGCCTGAAGCATTGCTGACATAGTCATCATGAATAGCCTTCCGTATTTTCTCAATCAGGTCTTCCATCTCCAGCACCGCATCCTGAAGAGCTGTTTCTTTCACATAGCCTCGAATAATTACTTCCATCGTATCCTTCCAACTCTGTGGCGAGGCGAAGCTTTCCATACCATGAGTGCCGCCAGAAAAAACCATAAGCCACGGGAAGCCCTTCGTCTCTTCCCAGCTCATCATTCGCATTGTCACACCGGCCACGCCATCAATCTGACTAAGGATAGTTTTCATTCTCAGCAATACATCTTTCCGCCAGCTCATTTTGAAACTCCAAGCCTGGCCAGGATATTATTTTCAGATAGCATTACTGCCAACTTTTCCTTCTGTTTGTCCATCACCGAGCTAAACCATTTCGAAGCGGGAATATTCACTTCTTTTTTCAAGGCGAAGAGCGGTCTTTTGCCATGCTTCCCGAGCTTTTGAAAAAGAATCAGGTTTTTGTTTTTTGAAAAAGCGAAAAATGTATCCCTGTATTCTCTTGGGAATCCCTTCACGCCCCTGAAAGGAATAGCCAGCCAATCCCTCTTTTTAGGTGTTATCGTTCCACCATCTTCTTGAAGCAGAGCATAGGGGACTTCTGGTGCAAAGACTCCAGAGCCGACGATAATATTAATTCCGGAAGTATTTCTAATTTTCTTTCCGCCTATAGATTTTGCCAATGCTCCCGTCTTCCGCCATACCGTTTTTCTCATACCCCTGGCTTGGTATTTCAATTCCCGCACCGATTCATTTTTCCAATTGTCAAGTTCCTTTTCAAGCTCCGGGGTCAAGCGAGACAACGCCTCTATATCTTTTTTTGCCTCGCTGAAGTCCGCTCTGATTTTCATATTACAACCCGCCTTAATGGCCTGATTTGCTTTCTTACTTCTTCCAGATATTCCTGCTCTGTTTTCCAGGTAGCCGTCCCGTCCTGATATGTCCGGCTTGTCTGACCGAATCGCCCAGCCTTCAAATTCTGAAAGGCGAAGTGGACGTATTGGATGACTATCATCTTGAGTTGATTCACCACATCCGGCCCGAATCCCGCCGTGTAAGTCATCTTGATTTTTCCGGTCAGGCCGCCAGCAACTGTAGGAAAATATTTGTTCACCGGCCGCCTAATTGCCCCATAGTAGATTTCAATGTCGTTCGGGTCAATTGATTCATCATTGAGAGTGATTGAGGAAATACTTGCAATCGGATAAACCTTTGGATAATACCAATCGCCAGCATTATCTGCCTCTTCATTCTCAATCAACTGCTGAATTAGCTTTTCCGTCCCGAGTTCACGCTTGATAAATCCTTCAATTGTATCAACAGCCAGGCTAATAAACCCCTGATAGTCTTCTGGCGTAATTTCCTCATCGGGTTCAAGGAAGTTCGCAGTCCAGAGTTCGCTCATTTCGTCTCCGGTATTTTCGATCTCACGGCCAGGCAATACACCAGGCCTTTGATTTTTTTATACTCTTCTTCGTTGACTTCGAATGTTTCGGGAAGGTTGTATCGCTCCAGAATTTTCTCAATCATCATCTTCTGCTTTTCGGTCTTTGCCTTCACCATCATTTCGGTTCAGCTCCCAAGAAAGATAAGGCAGAGGGGAGACCGCCCGAAAAAGCAATCTCCCCCTGCTCGTTCACTCGTCAACTTGCGGTATTGGCTAATACTCTCAGGCCTTGCGGGTCAACAGGATATCCGCCCTTCAGGAATTCAAACAGGAAGCCAACCTTGCCAGAAGCAGCATAAAGTTCATCCAGCCTCTGAACAACAACATAAGGATTGTCCGTAATCCAATAGCCCTGGAGGTCACCAAAAATCATCAGGTCTTCGCTACCGGTAGAGATTGCAGAGGTCATGTCAGGACAGGAAATCACTGGCCGGCCAAGAATAGTGTTCGGTTCGGGCCCAATAACATCACCAAAGGCATAGGAGTTCCATTTAATATTTTCAGTTGGAGTAGCTCCGGTGGTCACAGCTGATTTGATTTTCGAGAGGAATAACATCCAGTCATCATGCATGCACCATACGCCCCTTGACCTGGCATAAGATGGCACGCTGTAATAGGCTTTTTTAACATCATCAAATGTTAAAGTATCGTGTGTGCCGAGAGTAACCCTGGTCAAAATTGAAGTAGTATCGGTAGCCAGGAGCCCAAAAGGCTGATTAGTCCCTGTGCCGTTAACGAACTTCGTTCCTTCACTTTGGGCCACATACCGGCCAACCAGACCGGCAATGAAATCTTCCAGGTTCACAATAGTGTCAGAGGCCAGCATCTTCCGGCTAACCAGAACAAGGGCAGTCTGAGGATATTGCTTAATCTTTTTTGAAGCCAGGAGAGAACTAGAGGTAATACCTTCAGTCCTGGTCCCGGTCTCGCCTGGCCAGGCCACGTCAATTCCAGCATTCTCTTTTACCACATCAATATCGCCAGCTACGGTATTCACAAAAGCATACTGACGGATAGGACTATATTGAGCCACCTTTTCTACGACTTTACCAAAGAGCTTCTGGGGAATCAGATACCCTCCCTGAGCGGCAGTGGTGTTAATGGGATAATAATCAGTTTTCAGTTCCGGGGGCTCTTTTCCGGTCTTTGCCCATTCCCAGAATTTGGCCTCATATTTCTTTGCATCTTCATCTTTCTGGTCAAGGCCCTTGAATCCGGCCGCCTTCATTTCCAGGATTTGCTTTTCCAGGCCTTCGATTTTTTCCTTAAGTTCTTTTCTTTCTAATTCTTCCTTTTCCATTTTTTCTTTCTCCTTTTCTTCAGAGTCCTTCAGCGGTTGCTCTATCTTGCCTGACTGAGTGGTTTTCTCCGGCTCAGTATCCCGAGTGGTTTTCTCCGGCTCGGGCGGCTCAGTAGAACTAAACTCTGGAGGCTCTTTATCGAAATCTTTATCGAGATTATCCTGGTTCATGTCTTTCCCTTCAACATCGCCAATATCATCATCGGTTGACAATTTCGAAATGTCAAGAGTCTTGACCGTTTCGATCACCGCCGCCGGCTGGGCTGGGAAGGTCACGGCCGATACTTCCCAGAGTTTTATCTCCGTGATTATTCTGCCTCGACCTTCGTCAACATTTTCCCATTTGACCAGCTCGAACCCAATCGATAGGCCATTAACGGCCTGCTCTTTCATCAAGGCTCGGGCCTCTGCTGCTCTCTGGACGTCCAGGATTAGTTTACCATTAGTAATCTTCAGTCCTTTCTCATCCTCTTCCATCTCGACCCAGCCAATTGGCTCCTGAACCATGTGCTGCCAGAGAAACGGGAACCTCTTTTTTTCTGATAGTGTTTTCTTGAAGGCCCCTGGTTTGATGATATCCCCGTCCAGGTCTTCTAGCTCGAAAACTGAAGCATAGCCTGTGAAGTATCCTGCGTCGTCCGGCTCTGTGAATTTCGCTCGGAAGTTTTTGATCTGAATCATTTTTTGTTTTCCCATCTTTTCCTCCTAATATGGAAGCAGGGTGCATCTGCAATTACACACTTGCTCTGGCCCTGCTTTCGGATCGCCTGGGTAAGCCATTGCCTGGCCCCCGATTATAAAATCTTCTGATATCGGTATAGGATTCTGGCTGTATTCTTCATCTGCCTGAATATGATCCTCTCTAGACGTTGGAAGCATTGAACACAGCCAGCCCTTGTGTTCAGTTCCTTCTTCTTTCATCCCTTCGAGCTGACCGAAGTTGTCAAGCTTGGCCGTTTCTGTGAATGCCCAGAGGCGTGCCTTCCATCCGGCCCAATCAATCATATCATCCCATATTTTCTCAGCCAGCTGCATGACTGACAGCGGCGGCTCTGACATCTGTGCCTCTTCAATTATCTTCTTGATTTTCAGTATCGTAGTCTTCGCCACCTGTGTCCCGCTCTCTATCATCATCAGCTCAACCAGGGCGTTGAACTTTTCTCTCCAGGCCACAGGGATATCTTCTGGCTCGGCCTGCTTTTCTGAGAGAAAGTAATCAATGTCTTTCCTGGCTGCTCTCTGGCCTGCCCTGAATCCAAGTATCAACATTTCCTCATATGCCGGTCTTAAAAATTCTTGATAAGATTCCTTCAACTTTTCCTGGCTGGCATATTCCAGAACTTTTGGTATCCCGCCCTTCCTGGCCGCAGAGGTTAGTTCCTTGGTTATGTCTCTTAGCCACTGATCAATAGCTGGCTCAAGCTTGGCAGCCATCCTATCTGTCCGGCTCTTGTAAGCTTTCCAGAGAATACTTTTCCTTTCCCGTGGTGCCCAGAATTGGTCACCTTTGGTTGTTATTTTGGTTGTCAATTGAGTTGGCGATTGCTTGGCAGTTTTTCCTGAA